GCTCGCAATGAGTTGAATAAGAATGCGCGTGGTGGGTCTGAATTGATGGCGGAAGGGTTGACCAAGCGAGTCGATCCTGACCTTTTGCGTCATTTTCAGATCATCCTTTCCCGCGTGCGCCAACTGGAAGATCGCAAGCGCATTTATTGGCTGCATGACCTTCCATTGGACCCTGAAGCCAGTCATCTGGCCGATCCCAAATCGCGCGAACGCTTCGACAAGATCGTATTTTGCGGTCAGTGGCAGCGTCAGCAATATCTCGATTATCTCAAAATTCCCTTCGACAGCCGACTGTGCGTCATCGAAAACGCCGTCGAACCCTTCCCGGTGGTCACAAAAGACACCGATGTCATCCGCTTGATCTATATCTCGACGCCACATCGCGGTCTGGAAATCCTTGTTCCGGTCTTTGAAAAACTCTGTGAGAAATACTCCAACATTGAATTGGATGTGTTCTCGTCTTTCCAGATTTATGGTTGGGCTGAACGCGATAAGCAATATCAGGCATTGTTCGACCGTTGCAAGACACATCCCAAAATTCATTATCATGGATCGCAACCGCATGAAATAGTGCGTGAAGCCCTGATGAAGGCGCACATCCTTGCCTATCCATCGATTTGGCAGGAATGCAACTGCATGTCGCTGATTGAATCCATGTCGGCCGGTCTCATGTGCGTTCATCCGAACTATGGTGGCTTGCCTGACACCGCAGGCGGCATGACGGTCATGTATGATTGGGATCAGGACTTGAATGTTCATGCCAACAAATTCTACACGGTCATGCAATTCGCCATCGAAAAGGTGATGGAACAACAGACGCAGGAATATCTGCGTTTTGTGAAGCAATACGCCGACAACCGTTTCAATTGGAACAAGATCGCATTCCAGTGGACCGCGCTTCTGAAAGGCATGTTGTGACCGGCACTGAATGCGTCAGGCTGATCAGATGCCTTGGTGTTCTATTGAGCTATCGTGATTATGAAACGCTCGACAAGATGTATGGCGCGATGAAGCCAGACAACATGGAAGATGTTGAAATCATCGCCTACATTCGCACCACCTATGCTCTCCGCAACTACTACACCAACTGGTACATTTTCCTCGACCGCGCCAAGGATGTTTTCAAGGCGCGTCATGGCATTATCGCAACAGCAAAACTTTTACAGGGTCTTCCCTATGTCAATCTCAGCAAAACCGTCAAACTCTAACATCTGCATCAAATGCTACGGCGTAGGTGCATTTGTCGTCAACACGGGACAGGGCCGCAATGCCAAATGGGTTCCCTGTCGATGCGCCAAAAAACCACGCTTCACCAAGGAAGACCGCCATGGACTACGCATCAAAGTGCAAAAGATTTAAGGAAGGATTTCCACCAGCTAAGGAAGCCATTGCGACGCCTTGCTTCATGTGCGAGGGCGATTGTCATGGCGATGTGGTGGATGATTTGGTCAAACTGACCCTGAAATACAATGATCCGGCGCTATGCCAGACAGTAGGAAAGGCCGCAGGGTTGATCCGCGACCTTTATTGGGAAAACAGAAAACTGAGAAACAAAATCAGCTAAGCGTCTGCGTACTGTCTGTTGCCTTCATCAACGAATCGCTCCTTCTCCCTGCGATCCTTTCGATCCTTCCCCTTCTTCCTATCCTGTTCGCTATAGAATCCATCATCATACTGGCGGCGCTTTTTCTCATAGGGATTATGCTTGCGCTGCTTGAATGTCTTGCCCATTACAGCCCCAAGTCAGGAAACGCCTTGGCCACCACTTTCTTGGTGATGTCAGGGTATGGACATTCATGTCTGAACATGGCGATGACCAGTTTGGCGTCTTCGGGGTGAATGACTTCCAAGGTCTCGATGAAGCACATCTGCTTCTTTTTCTCATGAAAACGATCACCATCCTTGAACGGTGATAGTCCCTTCTGAAAGAGCTTTAAGCGGCGGGCTTCGGAATAGAGCATCATGCGCTCATTATCGGTCGCTGGCTTGTAGGGCACATTTTCCAATAGATCGGCGGCAATATTGCATTCAACGCGCTGGTCGAACATGATGTAGAAGATACCCTTGACGACAGGATGATTGTACTGCTTCAGGGCTTCGACTCGCTGCTTTTCGGATAGGCCAGAACGACCTACTTCAGCGAATATCTGATAAATCGGCTTAATTTTTGAAATCTCCCATTTTGGTGACAAGTTCTGCGAGACCCAACGCGATGAATGAATCCAGCAGTTTGCGGTTTGTCTTATTTGTTTCAGCCATTTCCATCGCAATTTGAATTTCATTATAGATCGCATCATTGACTTCGGTGGGTACATGAGCCAGCGAAATCAAATTTGTATTGCGTATGAAATTGCGGTGGGCGTCATAATAAATCTCATTGAACCTTTCCGGGGTGGCGCTATTGCGCTTAAAAAACGCCATGCGCCCATCCGTAATGCTCCTAGAGCGTTTCTTATTTAGGTATGTGTCATCCTCAGACAGGATGTTGGGAATGCCATCCGAGCGGTCGCCGCGAATGATATGTTCAAAAAGGAAGCCTTCGGGATCGTGTTCAACGATGTCACGCTTGCCGATCAGGTCATGCTGATAGACCATGCTACTATGCAATTGGCGGAAATCCTTGTCACCCGACACAATCATATGGTTGCCGCCAATACGGCAGACATAGGCAATCGTATCGTCGGCTTCGACGCCATCAAGATCGATGACCGGCCATGGAAAATAGGTCTTCAGGTCTTCCTTGGTCTGATTGAAAAAGTTGAAAATTGCCGGCCAATCCAAATCGGAAGCGTCGCGTTCTTCCTTGCGGTTAGCTTTGTAGGGCGGGAAATAGGTCTTGCGCCATGATGGCTTGTGCGCATCAGCGGCGATCAACAGTGGACCGAAATTGGAGTAGCGGTATTTGACAAGAATGCGACGAATCGCATTGAGGGTCATAAGGCGGAAAGTATGCAATGATAAAGGTTCAGTTGATTTGTTCTGAACCGACAGGCTCGCAAACAGAACCTGATTCAGGTCAAGCAATATCATGGTTTATCGTGGTTGATCTCGATATGGTCTTCAATAAAGGCGTCAAATGGGTGTTTCTGCCCGGCTTTGTGAAACAGATACGCCCTGATGGCTTCTGTCACAAAGATGTGGCGTTTCATTTCGGCGTCTGTCTGAATACTCGGATTGATTTGATAGGACGCAATATGCATGAAGGTGCCCTGTACGACATCTTCCAAAACAGTCTCACAAAATTCACGCTTGACATTGGCAATACGGCGCTTGGCCGCCTTGCGGGTTGTCGGAAAGCTATCCGTTTGTTCATTGATCGGGAGCTTGATGATCTTTGCGGACACAGGCGATTCTTTTCTTATTTTTGGTTGCATTGACATCCCTGCCCTATTTATAGGTTGGTTGAAAACATCTGCAAAATGCATACATTTCTGAAAAATCGTACCCCGATCTTATCATTTTGTCAAGCCCTTTGACATGCACCAAAAATGTGATATTCCATGGGTATCGAAAGGGGTAGACAAAATGGCGAAGATCGGATATGCACCTTGCCACATAAGGCGATGCGAATCGTCTCATGATTCCCTGCGTTCCGGCAGAAGACGCCAACGCATGGTTTGTCTTCAAGCAGGACGATGATGGAACAGTCTGGCGTTTGTTGACGCCTCAAAAAATGGATCAAAAGCGCGCCGAGCTATGCGCCAAATTTGCCGCGCACAAGCATGGTTGCAATTTCATAGGAGTTTTACCTAATCTTCGTCCGTAATCTCACAACTTTTTTCTGGCCAAGTAAGGATCATAAGTCATCGCACATGCCGGCCGAATATGCGCCTTACCTGCGCTATATCTGCATTGCGCCCGATGAAAATCTAAAAAACGCCTACCAGACCTATTGCTTCGACACGCTGGTCGAGGCGCAGGAAATGATGGCGCAAAACCCGAATGTCGATTGGTTGTTCCTGAACAACGCCGACAAACCGACATCATCCAATGAGCCGGAAATCATAGCCGACTCTGATTTTATTGTCAAGATGTCAGAAGCCAATCTGATTTATGAGGGAATCCATGGAACTGTTGACTGATCAGGAAGCCTTCGACCGCGTTTATGAAGCCTTGTTTACGCAAGGTGAACCATCCTTCAGTGTGACAGGGCTTTGCCGCTATCGCACAACCACTGGTCTGAAATGCGGGATTGGTCATCTGATTCCCGATGAAGCCTATTCCGCAAAAATGGAAGGGCACACGATCAGGACCATCTTCGACCTTCACCCAAAAATATCCAAACGCCTGAAGGAATTTGGCGGCCT